TAACTGGTGCAATTGCCATCTTATCTTAACGCAAGTATGAGTGGTGTAACTTCTGCTTGTATTGCCTTACTAAAATCCCTTCCTGTAATTGTTGATGTTTGTTGATTAATTTGAATACCTTCACCAATATTGAAATTGCCTTGCTGATCAGTGCTTGTAAATGGTATTTGCCCACCATCTCTAAATACAATTTCGTTTTCTTTAATAGGTACAGCACCCTTTAAAGGGGTTGAAGTATTTATATCTGTACCTGTACCAATATACTCAAATGAATGTCCGCTTGTAAGAATACGACTAATTCTTCTCATTTCAATCTCATCGTTCGCATACACAAGATAAGGAAGGAATTGATTTAAAGTAACAGTTGTAATACCAGTGACTGGTGTGGTTGATGTTGCAGCACCAACAGTATAAAAAATTGGTTCCATTACTGCAACTATATCATTTGTAGAAATTCCGTTAACTCTAACTCCAATAGGTTGAGATGATAGGTAATTTCTACCATTGTTTATAACATCAACAGAAGTAATTGCTCCAGAATCACTAATTGTTGGTGAAACTTCTGCGACAATTCCTTCTGGACCTAATGGTAAAGTATCAAGTGTATTAGTATCAAAGATAGTAATATCTGGTGGAGCTGCTTGACTAAATCCAGACCCACCATTTACAACAGTAATACTTTTTAACTGCTGTAAAGGTGCTGTAATAATTCCTACCTGACCAGTGCTATAATTCGCAAGATCTATTTTAAACCACAGTGCTTGACCATCATAAGGTCTTCTCACATTTCCACTCCCATCCTCCACTTCTTTAAATATAATAATGTCTGTTTCAGAAGTTGTTGTAGTATTAACTTTACCTGTAAATTCTATGGAACCTAAACCAACTGCAACAAGACCAAAATTACCAAATGACGAGTTAGAGTTAGTTAGGTCACATTGCCCACCACTTCCAGCAAAAATTCCTATATCACAATTAATTGTAAAAATTGAAACTAATTGAGCATATCCATTATTTGTAAGTGAAACTCCAATACCTGCTTCATTATATTGAGTGAATGAATCACATACCATTGATTTTAAATCTGCACCAATCGTAGAAGCAGTTGCATGATCTCCATCAATCTTCATACCAATACTTTTACTCATAAAGTTGGTACAGTTCCTAACATAAGGACTTCTCCATCTTCCAGATGTTCCTTCTGTCGCTGGTCCTGATGCAATAAATCCAGATACTGCAAATTTTGCGGGATCTGTAGGAGGAAATGCAACTGCAGCACCACCAGGATTAGATTGTCCGGTATCACAGGCAAAGTTTAAATTTTCTATTAAACATCCTCGACGAACATGAAATACATCTTTACCACTATTTTGAGGAACTACAGTCACCAAACGCAAGTCTTGACCTGTTATAGAGACATCGGTTCTTAAACCAATTGGATTATTTTCATAATAAACACCAGAACGAACCATAATAGTATCACCGGATTCAGCAACTGCAGCAGCTGCTGCAATCGTTAATTTTGCATCTCCTTCAGTTCTTCCTCCATTATCATCGTTACCATACTTATTCACAAAGACCAAGTTTCTTACATCTGTTCCCGGTGGAACCCAAACTGTTTTTCCATTTGGTTGTGTGACTGGTGGTGCAGCGCCTGGACCACTACCAATAATTGTGGTTACAATTCCTGCGGTAACAAAAATAGCAGAAACTACGTTAGCGCATCCTGCAGGGTTTGAATTAGAACCGACAGAGGCATCATTCTGTATAGTTAAATCTTTGATTTGACGAATACTACTGATACCACTTTGGTATGATTTTATTAATGTAGTATTATTAATTACTCTTTGTGAAATTTGTGCGGCAGTTGTAATCGCAACTATTGTTGCTTCTTTAATGCTATATCCATTTGAATCATTTCCTGTGATATGAATAAGTGATGATCCATTGTAGTAAGAAATCCCAGCACCAACAGATTTGGAATTTCCTCCCTTTGTAATATCAAGTGTAATTGCTTTTAAAATATCTTTAATATCATCTCTACAATCTTGGGATGTTGTTGGTACTATAAACGCAGGATTCTTATAATCGGTACTTGTAATAAATCCTACTGCTTCTGTGGCAATAAAATCAAGATTAAGTCTTATTAAATTTGCTGCATCAAAAAATCTATCACTAATGACTTCACCGGCAGTGTTAACTCCAACTTGACCTAATACTGTTCTTGGAGTTTTATAAAATTCTGTTTTATATCCTACATTTCGATTTGAGTCGTATAATGCTTTTTGTAATAGTACATCTTTTGCAATATCTAATCCTATAGATGGAAGGATGGTTCCAATACCAACAGAACCAATTCCGGTGGTTGTAATGACTGTACCAGCAATTCCAACTTGAAGTATTGATGAAGTAGTAATACCAGAGACATTAAGTTGTTGTGATGTTAGGTTTGTTGCTGTCGTGACTCCTAAAGTTGTAGCACCATCAACATCTAGGGTACTATTAAGTGTTGTGGCGCCATCAACATCTAGGGTACTATTAAGTGTCGTATCACCATCAACATCTAGGGTACTATTAAGTGTTGTCCCTAAGTCAACATCTAAAGTGCTATTAAGTGTTGTATCACCATCTACATCTAGGGTACTATCAAAAGTAACGTCTTGAGTTGCATGAAGAGTTCCAGTAATATCAAGGGTGGTAGATGGATTATTATTTTGAATACCAACCTTGGTCATTCTGTAGATATCACCACCAGCAGTATATCCCCAAAAATCTTGAGTTCGAATATCTGCAATAAGTGTTGGATTATCTGGATTTGGTATAGGTGTTATTGTTGTAGTTCCTGTACCAAGACTATTAATTTCTTTAAAATTTAAAACTGTGAAAGATTGTGCGGCACCAACAACAGGAATATATGTCCCATCATCTTGAATAAAAATACCTTCACTAAAATTTGGTGTAAAAGTAACCCAACGAATTCCATTTGCATCACGATTTAAAAATGCACCATTTACTCCAGGAGATCCAGAAGAATCATAAATGTTTCTTGAAATTGAAATTGTTCCATCAACATTAAGCCTTAATTTTCCTTGAGTATCAGTATTAAGACCAATGATTCCCGATTCTGGAATTGTTGTCCCAATACCAACACTTTCACTAACTATTACAGTTCCAATTACATCAAGTTCTTCTCTTGGTTGAGTGGTTCCTATACCAACACTGTCACTAACTATTACAGTTCCAATTACATCAAATTCTTCTCTTGGTTGAGTGGTTGCAATTCCAACACGACCACTAACTATTGCAGTTCCATATACATCAAGTTCTTGACGTGCTGTTGTAATATTAGTGGTTCCAATTCCAACATTATCAGCAAGTAATCTAATTAAATCTTGGGGCGCCTTATATCCTTCACCAAATTCAGGATCTATTTCAGATTCGGGTATAAATTCTATTTCCTGTGAAACAAAATATTTTTTTGAATAAGCAAAAGTAGTAAATCCTGCCATTTTTTAAATTACCTTTTTATCGTAGTGATATCCAGCAATCGATCTTTCAGAATTATCTCCGGGATAATCTTCAATATCTCCCTCATATTCTACTATTAATCTTTCAGTATCTATTCTTTCACCAAATATATGATAAAAACAATGTATAGGAATATTTTCTGTAGATTCTAATATAATTTCTGTGGTATCAAATCTTTTTACAAAAATATTCTGATGAGAACCAATTGGTGTAATTGAAACAGTAATTGTATCAGGGTCCACAAGTTTTTCCCAGTATTTGGGAAGTTTAATTATATTTGTATTTATTAATTTTCCACGAACATACACTGCCGCTTCCGGACCTTCTACACAACTATGAGTTAATCTCCAACCTTCTTTTGTTGGGTGAGGAATGTCAAAGTTTTTCTTTGCCGAAAGTCTATGTGCTCCACCATTAGAATAAACTTCCCTCTGTGCCTTAATATTTTTACTTCCAACAACATTTCCATCAACTTGAAGAACAGTAGAATGTGCCCCCGTAATATGTAAGGCATTTGGTGTTCTTTTATCTCCCTCAATTTTTACATCTCCTTTTACATAAAGAGATCTATTTGGACTGTTACAATCTACATTATCAGTTTGACCAACCATTAATGTTGCTTCAGCAGAATTAAAAGCACCTGCTTTTCCTACTTGCATTGGTGCTTCTACAAATGCAGAGCCTCTAACTTTACTACCTGGTCCGACACCAATTGCTGCTGGTTGTCCTGCACCAACCATCAATTGTCCACCAAATGCAGCATCGTCTAATAAAAATGCCATGAGTTTTCTCCTACACTACTTGACTTTGTTGATATGATTGACCACCAACCTTTGAGTCCCTATTTGCAACAGCATCAGTGACTCCACGAATAACTGATGAATAGATTGTCATAGCACTATTTGCACAGATTTCTGCTACTCCTGCTGTTGCAAGTTTATACATTCCCTTTGCATTAATAAGAACCTTATTGTCTGCATCAAGTTCAATATTTTCACTTGCTTTCAATCGGATATTTCCCTTACTTCCACCTTCACCATTTGTAATGAGTTCTATATCAGTTGCCTGCATTCTAATTTTGCCATTAGATGCAATAATACAAATGTTTCCATTTAATGCATTAATGAATAGAGTATCTTCTGCTTCTTGCCTGTCCTCTCCAGATTGGATTGCAACTCTTCCAGGTCCAGTAATTTGAGTACATCCTTTTCTTGGACCATCTTTTTCTAAACGAATTCCATGTCTTCCATCAGATGCTTGAATACAAACATCAGAAGTGACTGCGCCATCAGCAGAAATGTGCCCGAAAGAAATTGATCCATGCCTATTTCCTGCATTAGTAGCATCATAATTCTTCTTTGCAGTTTTACCAAGTCTGGTTCTAGCAGGATTTGCCATATAATTTTTTTAAAGGGGTGTATACATTTCAATTGTTGGGTAGTCCGTGAATCCAAAACCTGGATCAATAACAGCAACTTTAATTACTCTTCCAAAAGATCCAAAGATTGGTTCAAGAATGGCACCATTACTTGGAGTTATTCTTATTTTATCCGTTACATTATAATTAATTCCTTCATCTTCCACAAGAACACGTTTTAATCTCAAAGATACTGGATAAAGTGATCCTGGAGTTGGTTCTGTAATAAAAGGAACTAATGGTGTGGAAATATCTCCTGCACCAATAATACTATTACTATTTAACGTTGATTGAATTGTTCCTGGAATAATAAGTTCTGATCCATTATTTCCCGTATCAGTTCCTTGTCTTGGGATTGCAGAGGGTGGAGTCGTAGCTTGTTGAGTAATACTTTCTCTCAAAGTATCATATACTCTTACTGGTTCTCCAGCAGTTTGATAGAAACCTGCATAACGAATACCATTATCATAGTAAACAGACCCATAATAAGATCTTCCGTTTACATATCCAGTTTGTCTGAGACCAACAAGATCCGTAACCTGTAAAAGTCTTTGAGGATCTATTACAATTGGATCTCTAACAACTTCAAATTGTGGTAGGAATGTTGCATTAATACCTGTTGGAGCACCACTAGGAGGATTTGTGGGAGTTGGTAGAACTCCAATTGGAGAAATTGGTGGAGTTGGAGATAAGTACCCATTACCAGGATCAGTCACAACTATTTCTATCACAACACCTTTACCACTAACTTCTCTTGGTCCAACTTGTCCCGGAATAAGTTCATTAGTAAAAATGGATGGTGTTCCACTAGTATTAAGAATATCTTCACTCAGAACTGGAATGAGTGTTGCACCTGCTCCATTATTGCAATGATCTTTTGCAGTAACAAGTGGTGGGTATTGATAACCATAACCACCACTCACAATGTCCACTGCAAGAAGTGCTCCATCAGTTCCTATAATTGGATTTCCTGCTGCACCAATTCCATTTCCACCAGAAATTTCTATTACTGGAGGACCACACTCTGTTTGTTGAGCAGCACCACCACAAGCGTCTGTGGAAAGTAAATCATTAGAAGTTAACTTATTAACTTCAGTAATATCTAAATATCGAAATTTTTTATTTCCACCTTGAAAAATAAAAGTTGTTGCTGGATTTGTAAGCACATATTGATTTGCCTGAACAATTGAAACATCACTAACCAACCCCAAAGAAGGATCAATATATGATACTTTAATATCCTCTTTTGTTAGTGGTCCAAATACATTAAGTGTCATATGTTTTTTTTATCCAATTGTTGCTGGTATAGGTGGTAGTTTTGGAACATCAAAGTTTCTTGTTAACTTTGATGTATCAAAAGAAGATGCCCCAACACCCTCCAACAACGAGTCTGTTGTAGATTTTAAATAATCTGCTGCAACATCTCCTGCTTTCTTACCCACTTCAGCTTTGTTTGGATCAGGTACAGCTTCACCACCAGTGTCTAAAGTATAAGCATCTGTTGCAGGACAATTAGGTTTGGAATCACATCCAAAAAGATTTAAAGTAATATTTTCAAAAGAAAGTGCTTCTTTAATACTTTTACCAATGTCAGGGAACTTTATATCACCCAATTTAAGATTACCAAAACCTCCCAATAAACCACCAATTTGACCCGATATTCCACCAACAGTATCTACTATTCCACTAACTTGACCTGCGATACCACCAATCTGACCTGCTATATTACCAATTTTTCCAACTACAGAGAGTCCTGATTGACTATCTTGCATAAATGTTCCAACAGATTGAGTTATTTCTTCAGCAGACTTATTAATATCTCCCATACTTGATCCAAGTATTTCACCTGTTAGTTGTTCAACAGAACACATAGGAACAAGAGGTGCGGTGCCTGTTGGTGAAGTTGGTGATGAATTTGCAGATGGTTTACTTTTTTCATTACCAAAAAGATTTTTTAAAGCATCTAATATTTTTTTACCTAAACCATTAGCAAGTTTACTAAAAAGACATTTGAGTTTCTCATTGATCTTTAATTTCATATTAAGAAATTCAAATCTTTGATTTGGAAATAGTAAATCACCTAAGGGTCCAAGTATTTTATTAATTGTTTTTGAAGTGAACTCACCAATTTTATTCATAACAACTTTCATCTTCTTTGCAAGTTTAGGTGCATATTTTTCCATTAAAGATTCAATTTTTTTAGCACTATCATCAACCTGACCTAAAAGATCACCAATACCTCCAAGAGCTCCTGGTATATCACCAATGCCACTAATACCTCCTGCTATACCACTAATACCTCCTGCTATACCACTAATACCTCCTGCTATACCACTAATACCTCCTGCTATACCACTAATACCTCCTGCTACACCTTGAACTTGTCCCAGTGCTCCGCTAATTTGATTTGTTACACCTCCGATTTGACCTGCTATGCCTTGAACTTGTCCTAATGCTCCTGCTATACCACCTCTTCCTCCTGCTATGCTACCAACTTGTCCTGCTATACCTTGAACCTGACCTACTATTCCACCAACTTGTCCCAATACTCCACCAATTTGACCTGTTACACCTCCAAGTTGTCCCAATGCTCCACTTATACCACTAATTTGATTTAATAATCCTCCCCCACCACTCAAAGATTTAATTTGAGAAACTGCATCCAAATAACTTTGCTTTGCCTTTAGAACTTTATCAATTTCAGTTGTAAGACTTCCAATCTCAGTCTGCATTCCTTTCATTACAGAACCAGGAAGATCGCAAGGACTTAACATTACAACTTTTTTCTTAAGAACAGCATCCATCTTCTGGTCCATGGCAGATTGTCCATGAACAGAAGTAGTAGTTTCAATAGTTGCTCCAGGCACTGCTACAGCTGCTGGTGAAGGATCTACCCCTGGCTTAGTAATTGCAAGTCCTTGGTCAGGTGCTTTAAGATTTTTGTCTTTAGTTCCAACAGCAGGTTCTGCATAACCACTTACTGCAATACTTCCTGCCTGAGCATTGGTTACTTTATTATCACCAATTTTTGTTGCAAGAGCAGTTTGTGCATTGTTACCAAGCACTCCCATAATCACAGGAACTTGTTGCTCTTGACCATCCAAAAAGAAACCAAACACCATATTTCCTTGTCGGATATTTGGTGTTTGTCCTGAAGATGCTTGACCACCACCAGCAGTCACAGGATACATTACCTGTGCCCATGGCAGTTGATCTGATGCTATTTCAGTTTCTCCTTGATCATGAAGACCTATAATACGAACCTTATATCGGTATCCCCACCCAGGGATTTCTTTCGGGCTCTCAATCTTTCCGGGTGAAATATTATCACGCCAAGTTGAGTCGGGAGCAACCTGACCAATCCACCAGTTAAAACTAGCACCAAGAAAACCTGAATTAAAAAGAGCTCCCCCTTCCATTAATTATTAAACCTCATATATTTTATATTTGTTTATCATAATGGTATCTTACCAGAGGTATTACTACCTGTTTTTCCTACAGAATCTCTTACTAAAATCAATTTTGTATAAGTTTCTTTTGGTGAAATATAATGACATAAATCTGCTATAATATATAGACCACTGTCGTGCTTGTTTATCTCATCACTTTTCTTTGTATCTTCAGGTGGAACGCCCATACGAACAGCATCTCCTGCGTGTAAAGAAAAATCTCCAGGTATTGTAACTTCAACTTTAGATGTAAATAATTGATTATATCTCATAGTAGATTGACTTAAAATATTTTTCGCATCAAAGTTTTGTTCTGTTGATTTCTTAATTTGTTCTTTTGAATCTCCTGTAGGTAGTGTTCCTTTATCAAGAAGCATATATTGAGTTCTTGTAAACTCTTTATTTGCTCCTTCTTTATTAAACTCTGGATTTAATACAGGTAGTTCCTTACCACCAAGTTTTAATGATGCTTCCTTTTCTTTTGCATTTGGAGTAATCACTTCATAGTAACAATTAAATGGATCAAACAGAACTGTTCTTGTAGAGAATGCTCCCATTTTAAGTTTGTCTTGCACATCAACACGATTATCTTTTGAATACTCAAGTGCTTTTATATCATATCCAGCAGGAATATTAACACCTCTTGAATCTGGAGTTTGATTATAGATAATAGATTTTTTTGATTCTTGAGCAAAGAAAGAGTCTATTGACTTAAATTTAAATCCCTCTGATGTTTCAAAGAAAAGATACCCAGCAGAATTTCCTTTTGCATTAGGTAGATCTGGAACTGCTTTTTTAGATAACCAGTTCATTGCATAATAAGGTTTTTTATTATTTCCAATAAAATTATAATTATTAGAAGTTTCTTCTATATCAACTTTTTTTTCTGTTCCCAAATAATTTTGATCTATTAATATTTTTTTAATATGTGCTGATATTCTTCCATCAAATCTTGTATTCAATCTTACCTTTTCATTCATAATAAACTCTTTAGATGAAAGGTCTATTTGAACCATAGATTTATTTGTTTCATTCACAAGAGGAGTAACTTTATTTACATACAAAACTAAATTTAAAGTTTTCTTATTGTTATCCGTAAACTTAAGAGAAACTTTTTCTTGTCCGACCATTGGCAATCCTTCAATTACAGTCTTACCATCAATTGAATTTCCAGTATCTGCAAAAGTTACAGTTGCTCTTACCGAATCTTGTAGAATACTTTCATAATACATCAAAAGAATTGTGCCGCCAGCAACACTTACATTCTTTCTTTGATCTTTATTAGAAACAATATCAATCTTATCAATAAAAGATGATTCTGCTCCTTTTGATGTTATCTGATTTGCCATTTGTTATTACCTCTTATTTCTATTTAACCAATCATGGCAAGAATTTCTGTAAAGTTATCTACAGGAATCGGTATGACTGTAACACCTCCACCGGAACTATTTTTATTTCTACTACCACTTGCAGCACTTGGAGATTGAACAACGATTGTTTGTGGAGACATTGTATCATAAGAAGCATATGACTGAAGAATACTTGCAAGTTGTGGTTTAGTTGATGCAAAGTTTAATTTTTCTAAAAGTTGAGGAGCAAGTTTATCTAACCCGCGGGTAGTGTCAGCATCAAATACAAACTCTGAACCTTTCTCACCTATTAAAGCAATGATTGGTTTATGAATTCTACCACCTTTTGCAAATGCTCCTATTCCTAAAATTTGCCTTACCTTTTTAGATCCAGCAAATTCTTTTTGTCCAATTGCACCGGAACCTCCCCATTGATTACCTGGAACATCAAATGCCAAATTTTTACCATGATATCCAGGGTCTCCTTGTCTATACTCACTTCCAATTTGAATATTTGCTGCACCTAACGCTCTTTTTGTTTTTTCTTTATCTGCTATAGTTTTAAAGGCAATATGGTCATGATAATTTCCGGTCAATCCATGCCCAGCACGATCATAATAAAATTGTTTTCCATCTCCTTTATAGTTTGTGTCTCCGGTAATATATTGAACAATATTACTTGCTCCAATATTAGTTGGAGAATCTATGTAAGTTCCAGGACCTTCTGTTGCTCTTCCTTCACCTTTCGCAAGTTTATCATAAATTGGTTTAGACATATTATATCTTTCCATTATTTTTGCTTCTGTTTTATGTCCTGCAGGAACTTCATATTGTTGCATAAAAATAGTTGATGCAGTTTTTACATCTCGTGCTTGTTTTATTTGACTCAAGACATGACCATATTCACCTTTAAATTCCTTAAGAAAAAACTGATACTCAATATCCATTGAAAGTGGTTTGCTTAAATCAGCACCTTTAGATTTTGCATAATCAGCAAGGGATTGCTGCCGTCCCATAGATGTCCACTGTACTATTCCATACCCAGTTTTACCATCAACTTTAAGTACTCCCTTTGTTCCTGGAGGACTGTTTTGAACTCTTGCGTTTTCAACACCAGATTCAGCAGCCATATTTCCAACAATACCTGCAGATTGATCTGCTGTTAATCCCAAATCTCTCATCAAATTTCTAGCCATTGTAAGTTTATCTCCACTTGTTCCTGCTGGTCCAATCTCAAATTCATCAGGAGTAGGTGTTGTTGATGGTACTTTTTTTTCTTTCTCATCTCTCTTTTCTTTCATCATTCTCAAAGTCTTTTCAGCATTACTCTCAATTTCTCCACGGAATGTTTTTGCTACCCAGTTGCTAATATCACCACCAGTCTCTGCTGCAGATAACACATCGGGGTCAACAAGTCCGCCATTTGCAAATGCAGCAACAATACCACCTTTCAGTTGTTTATCCTGAATACCTTTAGTAATTAAAAGATTTATTCCAAGTCCAACATTTTGATAGTCCCTATCTGTTGGTTCTTCTTTGTTCATAATCTTTGAACTAACTGCTAAAATTGGTCCAAAGTATTTTGTTTTATCAAGTTCTTCTGTTCTCTTTTTAACTTCTTTATCTTTGAATTCAGTTTTTAATGGTTTTTGTGGTGCTAATACTCTTTTATATTTTCCTTTTGAGATTGTTCTTCTTGCTCTACCTTGAGATCTACCACCTCTTGTAACACCACCACCTGCTCTTCCTTGAACTTTGCCTTTCTGTTGTGGTTTTTTACCACCAAAGAACGTATCATAAAGTGCTCCACCAAGTGCATCGCCACCAATACTCCCAAGAATACCACCAACAATTCCACCAAAACCAAAAGCAAGTGATCCTATTGCAGCACCAACAGTTCCAAGAAGTCCTGCACCAATTGCTTTAAATGCTGCTCTTCCTGGGTCTTCTCCAAGAGCAACCGAAAGTCCAAAATCAATTAGTGCTCCAATAATAGGAAGTCTTTTTAGTAGAGGTCTTGCAAATCCAAGAACCATTTTTGCTCCACCTTTACCAGCAACCCCAACAAGTGCATTTCTTGCAAGATTTGTTGCCCCAGACCTTGCATATTTTCCACCCAAAGACTTGACACCTTCCTCTCCAAATTTTTTAAGTGCAGCATCTCTTCCAAATCTATCAGCATACCTTCTGGCAACAGCAGTATTGACTCTTCCTGCTCCCTTACCACCAACTCTTAAACCTCCACCACCAGGACCACCTCCTCCTCCACCAGACATGGCCTCCATAGCCATGGAACCAGCAAGAACAGTTGTTAAGAATAGTGCAGTATCAATTGCACCTATAAACTTATCAAATCCTTTTGCAAAGTTTTCTCCACCAAGATTTTTAATAAATCCACGAGTTTTATCATGTGCTTCTTGTCCCTTTTGAACAAAAGTCACTAACCCATTTAAGAGTTTTCCTCCAACATCAATAATAAAATCTGCAGCATTGCCCAAAAATTTAACGATGGGCATTATTTTTGGAAGATGTTTAATCAATCTAACTGCAAAGTATCCCAGAAGAACATTGCCAATAAAATTTTTAATAAAATCTAAAATACCCATTCTTGGAGCAGATGGCATCTTTACTTTACCACTTTCTGCATTTGGTTTTGTTTCTAATTTTGTTTCTATATTCTCCCTTCTCTTTCCACTTGTTGCTTTCTTTTTATCATCAAGTTGTTTTTTGTCTAGTGCAAGTGAACCCTTAAGAATATTTTCTATTTTAATAACATTTATTTTAATACCCTCTATACCTTTAATTGATTTTTTTGATAAAACAATATTAGCAGATCCACCACCAACCATCTTGTCTTGCTGTGCTTTTTGCATCGCAAGTCTTGCTGATGATTTATTTAAAAGTTTATCTGCGTTGATTGCCATTTATTTTATCTCGTCACACCAAGAGTTTTTTGTTTTGCATTACCACCCGGTGCTGTTGCACTGAAACTTGGAACCGATGTAGATGCACTACCACCATATCCTCCTCCACCTTGAGAAGGTGTTGCTGGAACATACATGATTCTTGGTTTTGGTGATGTTAATGGTTTTATTGTTGGTCTTGATACTGATTTTGAACTGCCGATTGGAGAGGTTGGTCTAGCACTTTTTGGTGCATATCCACCTTTCTCATAAGGCATAGGACTAGCCTGTGCAGGTTGACCAAAAAGACTTTTAACACCAGATGCTACAGAGGACCCAATTTGTTGAAATACATTTTGTGATTGTGGTTTTGGTTTACTGGAACCAACTTTAGTATTGGAATTGTTAATAGATGCCATTATGTTTTTAGCATTTGCAAGTCTTCTATCAAGATGAGGTATTCCAGGAGCCTCATATGCTTTCATAAAATTCGTAGTTGCATCAATCAAATTTGTTGAATTTAACCAAGTGCTTTTTGTATTTCTACCATAAGGAAGTTGAGGACTTCCTTCGGAATCTGGATTACCAGTATCCATTTCGTGTTTTACATAATCCAATTGTAGCGGCAAACTATTGATAATACTTGGTCCATATTTTTTCATAGCAGTGTCCCACCTTCCTGGTGTTTCCCATTGTGCTATGCCTCTACCAGGACCTCCACCATCTTGATATGTGTTTGGTTTGAGTCCAGGTGCTTCCGTCTCAAAGTTTGCCAGAGCACCTGCAATATGATAAGGTTTAGCTGTTGGAAATTGCAACTTCATAGTATTATATGCAAGTTTTGTGTTTGCAGTCAATGGTTTTGCGGTCGGTGTAGTTGGTTTTACGGAAGTTGCAGTGCGTCCAATCGCACCTCCACCAGCAGCATAAGTAGTTCCACTTATCATCTTGGGTTTATTTGTTCCTCCTCCAGCAGCATTCATTGTTTCAAGAGTATCTACACCATACTTCTGCACTGCTCCCGCAGACATCACAAATTCACCATCACTTAACATCGCAGGTATTTTATCAACTCCTTTTTCACCACTTACAAATCCACCGAACATATCCCCCATTCCACCAAGCATACCCTTAAAGTTAAATCCACCACCTTTAAATGCAGGAAATCTTGGCCTTACATATCCACCACCAGAAAGTTTTTGTGTTTTCTGATCTTCACCACTACCCTTAAGTCCTTGAGTAACTGCATATGCTCCACCAAGAGCAGCACCAGTTCCTAATACACCTGCTAAAAGTTTTCCTTTTCCTCCACCTAAAAATCGAGCAGCACCCATTGCACCTTTAACTTTTTTAGCAGCTAAAAGTTTAGCAATCGCAAATCCAAGTTTTATTGCTCCTGATGCAACTGCTTTGGTTAATCCCAAAGCAAATCTTCCAAAAGCATTTCCAAAAACTAAGTAGAGTGCTAGAAGTTTGGGCCAGTGATCTCCCAAAAATCTACCAATTGCCTTTACCTTATCAGCATTTTTTTTATCACCAAACCATCCTAATAGTTTATAGACAACTCTTCCAAGAAAAACTGTTACGAAGAAATCAATTATTCTATCAAGTATGCTTTTAACTGGTGATATAACTTGTTCTGCAGCAGACTTTAATCCTTCAAATTTCTTTTCTAAATTATCTTCAGCAAGTCCTCTTTTTTCTTGTTCTGCTTTTCTTCTATCAAAAGCAGTAGTATTATCAAGTGCTTTTTTTCTACCTGCTAATATTGCTGCAATAGAAGATACTGATACAGAAATCTTTGTGATACTATCTTCTACATTTGATGTTGAACTTCCTGGTAGTTTAGCACCGATATTTTCTCCACTAATTCTTGTGCTTTGACTCTTTGATATATTTTTAAGACTTGTAATTTTTCTAGAATTATTATTAGCAATCTTTTCTATGTTAGCAACCGATGCAACAAGTTGTCTTACACTACCAATAAGACTTATATTTGTTTTTTGTACATTGATAATATTTTTAGAAAAATCAACAAAACTTCCCTTCTTAAAACTTTCCGCAGAGAGTAAAGTTTTTTTGAGTTGTGAATCTAGATTTTTTAAATCGTTAGAATCGGGCATTGCTCATCTGTTGTTTTTGTTTTAACTCTTCCTCTTCAAGATGCTGCTGAAGTAGTCCAACATAAACATCTCTTTCCCAGGGAATCATATTTTCAATTTCCCATAATGAATATTTATGATACTGCATCAAAGAAAAGTTCAGACGAAAATAATTCTCAAGGTCCATATGGACCATTCCTATGCGAAAAAACTTGCTAACCCTTCTAAAACAACTTCACTTTCAACTTCTGTTTTTGGATTTTTAACTTTGATGGTATGGGAGAGTTTAGGCATTGTCTCAAAGAACTTTTCAATGTCTTTGAATTGAGAAGAATTCATTGAATCTAAAAATTCAGTAACTTCTTTTTTTGTTACATCAGAAGTAACCCAAACTTCATCTGTAGTGTAAATCTTATCAATGCAAGATGCAATAAGATCAAAAGATTGATCCATAGCATTTCCACCCTCAAAATCAAAATTATTCTTAATGAATTGATCCAGTGATGGATACTTCATTTCCATCATAACTGAATTATCAATCTTAATTTTTTTCTCGTGAGTTTCGTTTTTCTGAACCTTAATATCATCAAGAACTATTTTTACAGGAACTTGAGTTTCACCATCATCAGGGCAAATAATATTAACTTCTAGTTCTTCTCCAACAGACTTACCACGAATGTTAAGGAACAAGAATTCAATATCAAAAGTAGGAAGTGTTTCTACTTTAATATTCTTGGTTATGATACAGTTTTTAATTACTGTTTTTATTGCGGTGGTAATTTGCTTTGTGTCTTCACTCTCAAGAGCAATGACTAAAAGTTTTTCTTCTCTAACTAGAAATGGTCTGTATTGAATAGTCTCTTCAGTTGAGGGCAATTCAAGTTGATATGTTGGTGTAGCAATTTTTGGTAAAGGCATAATATCCTATAATGATTTCAGTATGATTATTTATTAGGTCTTTAGAAGAGGTTTAAGTTTGCTGCGGTTGCAAAATCAATTTGTGAAGCACCAGCACTATTAAAAGGAACACCACCAGGAGTGATATTTCCAGTAACACTACTTAAATCTATATTAGAATTGAATGCTTGAGTATTAATCTGTGCAAGTTGCTGTGGTGTTGCAGTAAAATTCGGGCTAGAAGGATCTCCAGTAGATTTTGTAGTAGATTGTGGTTCTGCTTTATTAGATCCCTGTATTAAAACATATCTAATATAACTCATAGAAACTGTACACTTAAGTAAAGAAGAAGCATCGTATGAAACCGGCATTGAATTGATACTAATTGGGAAAGATCTTATAAACTTATATTCTAATGTTTGTGTGTAGTCTCTTTCAAATTTTGTAACAGTTAGACCATCTGATGTGTATCCATTTGTTCCCTCAGGATACCTAACTCTATAAAAATATTCCCTATCTTCCGATCCAGCATTTTTATCTGTTTGTTTTCCTCTACTTTCGTCTACAATATACTTCATCCAAGTTTCAAAATATCTAATTGGAAGATAGTTATCAGCATCAACATAAAATGTTAAATCAATACGATCATCATAAACTCTCCTATATGCATGTCTTTCTGTTACACCATGAAAATTATCATTAATCTCAAAGGTTGCTAAATTAGATCCAGGAAGAGTTGCTTCTGAACACATTAAATTTAACTTTCCCTGATTTAAAATAACACCATTATATTTCAAAAAATTATCAAAGTCACCGCCAATTGGTTTTGGAATTGTAACAGCAAAATGAGAGGTAAGTGCAGGACGAAGTAAGTTAAGTTTAATATCTGCTATTTTTTTGGGAGTGGGAGTAACACTAGCCATTTATAAATACTTTTTGATCTTTATATATTATGTAGTAGAGATAATGGGAGAAAGTTTAAAGAGTAGATATAAACCATCATACCCCCAAAAATATATTGGGGACTCAAATAATATTGTTTGTAGAAGTAGTTGGGAAAGGAAATTCTGTTATTGGTGCGATCTAAATGAAAATATAATTGCGTGGGGTTCAGAGGAAATTCGTATCAAATATTACGATCCAGTAAAGAAAAAAGTAAGAACTTACTTTCCAGATTTTATTATCAAAGTGAAAGAGCAATCTGGAGAGATTAAAAAATATATTATCGAAATCAAACCACAAAAACAAACAGTGGAACCAAAACCTAGAGCAAGAACAACTAAATCATATCTCTATGAGGTTTATACATATGTAACCAATCAAGCAAAGTGGCAAGCAGCAGAAGAATTTTGCAAAGATAATATGATTGGGTTTCGTATTATCACGGAAAATGATTTAGGTATCAAATAATGGCAGAAGGTTTCGGACAATATGTTGGTGTTCCTCCAAGAATGAGAGAGTTAAGAAAAAGAATTGACGAAGAAGGAGCACGAGATCCAGAAGATTTAATGTTGATTATTACAGATGTATTAAAGGAAGAAGTATTGTATCCAGAACCAGGAAAGTTTTATACGTTCATTTATAATCCAAAGACACCAAAAATTGAGTATGACCAACACCCTTTAATTGCTTGCACCTCATTAGAGAGATGGGGATTTAAGGCAATCAATTTTCATTGGAGACAAGGAAGACAATATACTTGGGAAGAGGTTGCAGGCAAACTTCATGTTGTAAGATATGAAGAACTTGATGAGTTAATATCTATAAATTATGCAAAGTTCCGTCTAAATAAATAAAAACTCCTTATAAATGTCTCATACTCTACAAAAAATTGGGATGAATAGTTCTCTTGTAATTGAGGAGGGTTTCTGATATGGCTGCCAGAGAAATTTCTGTAGTGAAACAGGAATATAAAACAGGTGACGGAACAAAATTATTCCTTTCAAATAAAATTAAAGTTGAAGCAGATGCTAATGGAAAATATGTGCCAGGAAGTGCTACCGCAACTTTAAGTTTACATGATACAGGAATCAATATTCTTGGAAATGTCAAAGAAGTCGCAACAAGAGGTGCAGATGGTATATGGGTGTTAAAAAAAGATGGAAACGGTAATCCTGTTGCGGGTCTTGACTTGCAAAAAAGTTTAGCAAATCGCAACTCAATGTTGAATGTTAATTTAAATAATCATATTAAACAATCTATGGGAGCTCCATTACAAGGAGTTCCTGCAGGACAAGTAAATAATAATACTCCACAAGCTGTCGCGGCGGCTACTGGAATTGGTACAAATACGGCAGGAGTTGGGTCTACATCTGGTGGATCTGCTCCAGCAGGACCACCAGAATCTGGAAACGTAAGAGAAGGAACAAAAACCGACAGTTTTGGTGATTTTGTATATCCCGAAGGTATAAGAAGCAGTAAACAAGATGTAATTAAATTTACAATGTTGAAATATAAACCATCTGGAGTTGGTGCAACACAATCCGCAGGAAAGTCAGATAGGGGAAGTACAGTAGGTGGAAACTTTAAGGAAAGAACTATACTAGGAAGTGTTGTTTTACCAATTCCAAATAACATTTCCGATACAAATTCTATGGATTGGGCAAGTAATCCTATGAATGCCCTTGAGGCTGGTTTAGCAGCTGCTGCTTTCACGGGTATCACAGAGGGTATTGGAAAAGGAGTAGAAACACTTGGAGCTGGATTTCAAGCAGGAGCAGATGATCCTGCAACTAAAAGAGCAATCGGTGCAGCATTTGCCGGAGCAGCAGTTGGAGGGAACAGTGCTGCAATATTATCAAGAGCAGAAGGTACTGTTATAAATCCCAATCTAGAGTTATTATTTAATGGACCACAATTAAGACCTTTTAATTTTACTTTTAAATTAGCAGCAAGAAGTAAAAAAGAATCAGAACAAATTATTAAAATTCTAAATTTCTTTAAGAGAGGAAGTTCTGCAATTAGAACAGAGTCTAATTTATTCCTAAAAGCACCGCATACTTTTGGTATTCAATATTTACATTTGGGACAAGGTGGTAATGATCACCCATTCATAGGTAGAATAAAAGAATGTGCCCTACAATATATAATTACTAACTACACTCCTGAAGGACAATATGCAACTTTTAATGATGGTGTAATGGTTTCTTATCAAATTACGATGCAGTTTTCAGAACTTGAGCCAATATTTAATGATGATTATAATGAATTAACAGGAATAGGTTACTAAAATGTCAAGTTATTTCCAAAGAGTTCCAGATTTCAATTATGTTAGCAGGCTTCCTGATTCTAAAATAGGAGATTATGTTCGTGTAAAGAACTTATTTAAGAAAGGAAAAATTAGAGAAGACATCTTTCAGAATGTTGCCTTCTTTGAGAAGTATAAAATCGTTGGAGATGATCGTCCTGATAATGTTGCATTTGAAGTTTATGATGACTCCTCATTGGATTGGGTTATTCTTCTATCAAATAACATTCTTAATATTCAATCAGAATGGCCATTACCTCAAACAGATTTTGATAGGTTTGTATTAGATAAGTATGGTGATTATAATACTCTTTACAATGGTATTCATCACTATGAAACCATAGAAGTTAAAAACACTCAAGGAGTTACAATTGTTCCTGCAGGACTTCAGGTGGACTCCTCTTATTCTGTAAGTTATTATGATTTCTTTACAGACTTACAAGTTACTACAGGAAATCTTGCAACTCCAATTACAAATTATGAGTATGAAGAGAAAGTAGAAAATGATAAGAGAAATATTTTCATACTTAAACCCAGATATTTAAATATTGTTTTTGATGATATGGAGGAAATTATGCAATACAAAAAAGGATCCTCTCAGTTTGTGAGCGAATCCTTGAAAACAGGAGATAATATCAAACTCTATAGTTGATTACTCTGCCAGTTTTTGAAAATATTGCAAGGCATCATCCTCATCTTCATCAGCAGCAGTGACTGTAGGAAGTGTAGGAGATTTGGAACGAGCATAAGACTGTTCAAGTTCTTCTAGAACTTTAGTCTCACGATTGACTGGTTGATTGTAAGATTCGTACTTATCTTCTTGCTCAACCACAGCACGAGATTGTGTAGGAGAAGAAGTATGACTCAAACCAAGAACCATATTCATCCGACGCTCAAGATCCTCATAGGACTTAAACTGATCTGGTGCAGTGATTGCAGTTAGAGAATACTCCTTCTTCCAGATTGCTTCCATAGCATCATCGTCATCCAACAAGGGACTTACACGATCAAACTCTGACTTATCATAGTTCCAATAACCATCTTTCTTTACAATCTTAATCTTAAAGTTAGCACCTTGCCAAAAATCAAATGGATTGATTGGTGTTTCATCTTCAAATTCTGGTTGCATAGCATTCAGGATTTTATCAAAGATTTTCTTACCATACTTGAACAAGAAGACTTTACCTTCGTTGGAAGGGTTTGTAGGATCTTTTACTACATAGATGTTGCTGAAGTAAGAGAGTTTGCGTTTCTGTTTACGAACAGTGTCCTTATCTTTCTCATTACCACTATTCCAGAGTTCACGATTATGTTCTGAAACAGGATCTTTCTGACCGACAGTAGTCAGACTATTCTCAATATACCATCCACCATTTCCTTGAAATGCATGAGTGTATAGTTTTACCCAGGGAACTTCTTCACCATCAAGGGCAGGAAGAAAACGGATTACTGCAGAACCCACACCTGTTTTATCCATCTCTGGTTTCCAGAGACGTTCATCGGCACCACTGGAAGTAGTGCTCATTTTCTCTACTTGCTTCACTAGTTTTTCAGTGAGTGAACCAAGAGAAGATTGCTTTTTTAGATTTGCGAAATTAGACATTTATACCTCGTATTTGTAGGATTTGGCTTTTGTGTACTTCTTTATTCTACAGGTCGGAACCTATTTTGTCAATTTGTTGTTTCATCACCTCAAGCATTTTTGTCATATTATTAAAGATAACATTGATATCAACATGAGCAGGAAGACCCATCAGTTGAGTAGAGTCAGAAATTTTTTGTTTCATCTCTTTTGCTTCTGGATCATCAGACAAACTCAAACGTGTGTAAAGAATTTGTTGTTTATTCAAAAGTCTTTCCATAAGAATGACATGCTCAATTTTATCTTTCTTTGTCATAGAAGGAAATAGGAATACACTTCCATAAATTTCTTCTTGCATCTCTGAGATTTCAACCATTTCTGCACGGACAAATTCAGAATTAAAAAAACTCATTGCTCTCCTAGAATAATTTCTTTCAAAATTTTACGAAAATGAAATACATCAATATTTATGAATGGACTATATTTTTTAATTCTGCGACTGACGGTTTCCCAAACAGGGTCCTTTAATTTTTTATCAAACTTGTTCCCGAACAGGAATATTCTATCATATATCACTAGTGTTTCTAGACTAATATTCCCTCTCAGGAACTTCCTTAAAACGACTGGATGTCCCTTTTTGCAGGTAAATACATCCTCAAATTTGTGCTCTCCAAAGAGATATTCAGATTCTTCCTTAAAAAGATATGATAGTGATTGAATTTTTTTTTGCCAACTCTTATACCTTCCTTCTCCTTCTTTGATTATATCACCAATCCAAAGAGTTTCTGGGTCAGAGCAGGATGCAAAGTTTGCTACAAAGAAATCTATAACTTCTTGATCTGTTTTCTGTCTTGATACTTTTTCAAACCACATCCTATCCTTTCGTTTGTAGAAAGATTGTATCGTTGCTCTTGATTTACCACAATACTTATGATAGTCATAAGTGTCTTTAGTAAAGTGATTCTTCAGAGCAAGATATTGGCAATAGGATTCAAAGGGCATCATTCAAAAGAGTAATATAAGTAATTTTTTGGGGGGAAATTTTTCTCCCCAAAATGAAATTAAAAGACTAATTTAGCACGGGAAGTTTTCTTAAGAAAATTAAGTTCCGTTGCTTCGCACTTAATCTTTTCTTTTAATGGTTTTGAAATAAGTTTAGAAACTGATTCTAAATCAATACTATTTTTTTCACAAAAATGAACGATAGCATCAATATAATTCATTTCAACATTAATTTGCACAAGAGTTTCAATCTCCTGAGCAAACTTAGTTGGACAAAGGAATTTGCTTTCAAGTACCTTTTCTAGTTCATTCTCCATTCGTTGCCCCAGTATTGTGATGTACAAATTCTTTGATGTAACGAACTAATAACCTAATATAATCCCCTTTATTTCTTTTGTCAAATACCTTCACTTCACCACCAGGTGTGACCATAATGGTAATTAATTTAACAGGAACAATCTCAGTTAATTCATAGTATGCAGCAGCATAGAATGTTTCCTGAACGAAGTAGTTTTCAAGCCACTCTTCTGGCTTAATCTTTTCAGAAGTCTTAAAGTCTATAACGGCAAGTTCTCCTTCGTACTCTCCAATACAATCAACTCGTCCAGCAAGTCCAAGATACTCGGAGTAGAGTGTGCGTTCAATCGCATGAATATTATTTATCTTATCCAGATAAGGTTTCGCATGATAGAACATAAACTTTGATATGGGTTGGTAGGTTTCCCACACAAGTTCTTTATTCTCCAAATAGTCCTGGCATACTTGGTGAAAATCAGTTCCTCTTGCTGTTGCTCTTTTTGTAATCCGGTTTGCCTCTTCAAGACCTACACGCTTCCTCCACTTAACAAAAATCTCACGATTATAAAAAGAGGTAACAGAGGTAATAGAAGGAACCCACTTACCACTTGGCAAGTTGTACAAACGAATACTCTCTGTAGTCTTACAATTTAACTCAAGATCACCCAAGTAATTATGATGAACAAATGTCATACACCGATTTCCATTTTTGCAATAATATATTCTTTAACAAATCCAGACCTTACAATATCATCTACACCAAATTCAACAATATCAATTGATGGCATTACTCTTAGTATTCTCATAAAATCAATGATACCATTCTTTTCATTTGTCTTTACCAAGTCAGATTGTGTGGCATCACCACAGAACATAATTTTAGAATCTTCACCAACACGAGTAATGATAGAATCAAGTTCGTGGAAATTTAAATTTTGAAATTCATCTACAATAATGATTGATTTATCTAAAGTAGTTCCCCTAATAAAAGAAGTACTCCAAAAACTAATTGTTCCTTGAGTTTTAAGGTTACCATAAAGCATTTCAAAAGACGCTTCATCAGGCAACTCAAACATATACTTTACCATATTCTTATAAGGAATTTGGTAAAGAGAGGATTTGTCTTCGTGATCACCAGGAAGAAAACCAATTTCTCTAGTAGCAACAAGTGAACGAACTATATAAATTTTTTCATATGGTGTTCTCTCATCTAAAACATCTCTAAGAGCATTATAAAGGGTAATAAAAGTTTTACCTGTACCAGCACACCCATATGCAACAAGATTTTGATTTTCTTTATAAGAATCAAAAAGTATTTCTTGATTCTTTGTAAGAGGTTCAATCACTCTCATTATATCTTGATTGATTGGCTTCTTGCGCTTCATTTGTCTAGCAGTCAATCCAACCCCAATTGGTTGTTCGTCTCTTCTTCTTCGTGACATATAAGTTTAAACCGGTTTTACATTAGATCCAGGAACTTTTGATGCCCGGTGAAGCACATCATTCCATCCAGGATGAGATTTTTTAAGTTTATCATAAATTTCACCCAGTTCTCCAGACGCAGGGCAAGTTGATGGGTCGGACCAATCACGATCCCAATCAGAGTTATCCTCTTTCCATTGTTCCCAGGCATGAACACTCAGAACAACTTCCTTATGTTCACCTGTAACTTTATTATAAACGGGATAAGTTGCCAAATTTAGTTCTCCATAGTATGTAAGAGTATTTATTCGAGAGTAATAGAAAGTGCATCCACACATTCAGGACAATTCTCACGAGTCCAACCAAGTGCTTCCGATACAGCAGGAAACTCGCAAGTAAAAATACAACGAACTGCTTCTGCGATTTCCATATGTTCCTTCTGTGTTCCGTGAGAAGAACGAAGATTGATGTAATGTATCCAGGACCGCACAGAGCCCGTCATATAGAGTCGTGTGGGGGTTGCAAGGGGCAGGACGAACCTTGCACACTCCTTTGCCACACCTTGTGTCAGGAGGAAGTTATATACGTCTTGAGCGTCACGGAAGAGGTCTTGAATCATCTTATTCATGACAAATACATTTTCTTCTTCAAGATCATTAATGGAGTTCTGACGATTCTTATCATCCTGACGACGCAGTTCTGGAAGAGGAATCTCTTTTTCTAACCAATTCACATCAGCATATCGTTGTGAAAATTCTTGATATGTGAACGATCTATGACGTAAAATTTGAGCAGCAATACCACGAGAAGTATTAATCTCCACAGTCATCGTTGCCTGCTCAAAGATACTCCAATGTTGATGTTCAATACAATACTTTAGCAGTCCAGCAAATTTAGTATTCTGTTGATTTTCTGGATTACTTACCCTTGCACAATATGCCATATGCCTTTCAGCATTTGGAGTTACTGTTAAAAGTTTTACTTCTGATTTCATAAATTTAAATTCTGCATTTTCAATCATCATCGTCCTCAAAAATTTCATCGTAGTCAGTAAGATGTGATAATATTTCTTCGTACTTATAAGCACCTACATCAGAATAAATTTCTGCTTTTAGAGAATCAACCAATAATTCAAGATTACGCACGATCAATTTAAGTTTCTCTTTATTCATAGTTAAAAAACCTATCACAAGTAATTATACACAAAAAAAAGAGAGAAGTCAATGTAACAGTTGGTACAATTTATCTCTCAATATAAGTCAGTTTATGATCGGTTGCACAAAGTTGTTGAATAATAATGTCACATCCAATTTTAGGATTTGAGTCCCCACAAGTATAAACATCCACTGCTGCTCTACCTTCTTCTGGCCAGGTATGAATGCTTATATGACTTTCTGCTAATAGACAAACAACAGTAACTCCTTGAGGATTAAACTTTTTTGAAATTGTTTGTATTACAGTAGATCCACTTGTGATTGCTGCATATTCTAATAAATCTATAAGACAATACTCATCATTCAAAAGAACATACGAGCATCCATAAAGATTTAGTAAATAATGTTTACCCATTAATCTAGAGAATTATTCTCTGCTTCTTTGATCAATGAACTTATAATTGTTTCTGTTCCGTCCATTGTTTTAATTGTATAGAGTGATGATTTTTTATATTTTTTAATTTTTTTATATTGTTTGAGAAGTTTATCTATTTCATTATTAGAAATATTTATTTTTAATTCTTTTTCATCATCATTAGGGACAAATCCAAGACCACTTTTTTTTGTTTCTTCTTCCGAATCCACATAATCATTAATGATCTCTTGAATTTCTTCTCTGATAAGAGAATTTATTTGTGCCTTAAAAAGTTCAACACTCATTTTCCTTTCCGTTTCTTTTCTGGTTGTTTATATCCCCACATTCTTGAACTGATTCTTCCATAACCAAACTCAATTTTCTGAACTGCCCCTGAACCGTACATATCATAATAGAAGTCAAACAAATCAGATTTTTTCCCAGATCTAGTTAAATCAATATGAGTTTCTTCATTCACAACATACCAAATTAAGTATGCATCATCTGGAAAGGATGGGTCTTTAGATTTTTCAATGGTTGTTTTTTCAAGAAGAATTTCACATCCATATTCATTGGAAGAAATCGGTTTCTCTTCTTTTTTGTTTTCTTCCACTTTCTTTTTCTGTGGTCTCTCTGGTGTCGCAGTAGTCATGAACGATTGCCCCACTGAATATCAGGAAAAGCTTCCTTTACATTTTCAAAAGTTACCTTGTAATTATCTGTAAGTTTCTTATCTTTTGTGAGAATTAATAGTTGTGCTTCTTTTGGATGAAGTCCTTGAAGAACATTAATAAACATCATCTCTCTGCGAATTGTTGAAAGTGTATCATTTCCACCTTTCACAAAGTGATAAAGGTTTTGATACTCTCTGCGAAGAGATGTACGTCCCCTTCCTTGAAGATCTTGAACAGTTGCGGATTCTCCACCAGCAGCTTCTTTTGAAAGATTGTCTGAGAGAGATCCAGAGTAAACATTTTGATCCTTTACATCTCCATAAGGAACCTCTCCTGGTGGAAGAACCGAAATTACAGTGGAATCAAAATTCCAAATTAAAATTGCTTTAAGTGAATCATGTTCATAAGTTTTTAGAACTTCTACTTTTTTAGCATTACTTCTTTGTTTTGAAGCAAGTTCTAAAATTTCAAACACAAAAGGATTTGTTGGAAGAATTTCAATTGGTTTTTCAATCGTTGTCTTCGTCTTCGTTGTCGTCATAGTCATAATCGTTTTCAAAGTGTACAGCTACTATTTCGTCGGGAATTACATTACCATTTTCATCAAAGAATTCTGGATGTAGGTAAGGAGGTCTGGATTCTAATACATGCCTATAGGTTAACCAACCTATTATACTTCCTACCATAAAAAATAGCAAGGTGAACATTACACTGAATGCTACTACATATGCTGGTTCCATTATTCGTCTCCAGAGAGTTGATTTTTTCTAATATCAAAATGAAATTCTATAAAGAAATGAAACTCTCGTTGAAAGAGAGAAATCATTTTACCAAACTTCACCTGAAAAGTTTTTGGTTCGGATTCTCTCCTCCTTTTATTTCTAAGTAATAATTCAATACCCCGATTGATCTCGGGTTCTGAGTTATTTAGGTTGCTTCTTTCGTCTTCCTGGTCGTTTATCATGACTATACTTCCATGCATCTTCTAAAATACAATACAAATAATTTCGAATCTTTCTTACTTCTGGTTTGGAAATGTGTCCGTATCCTTCACGAAGTTGTTTGTGAACATTATCATCACCACCCTCAAGATAATCATCAAGGTCCATTACAAGATTACTGATTTCACTTGCAGTAGAACTCTCAATAAATTCTTCTATTTCTCTTCTTAGAATTCCTTTAATTTTTAAATAATCATAAAATTTCAATACAAACTTACCTTTAAAAGCAAGATCAATTGCTTGCTTCACATCATAATAAACTTCATGAAAGGTTGATTCCATTATACTATGTTTTGCTCCTGTAGATATCGGACAGTATCAGTGCATCCACCAAGTTGTTGCTCATCATTTAAAATAACTTGGGGGAATGTAGAACCTTCTCCAAACTCGGCATAAAAATCTTCACGATTAAAATGTTCTCCAAGTGTATAGACAACGTGCTCTAGGTTTGATAATTCTAACACCTGTTTTACTTTGTTGCAATATGGGCAACCGTCTTTTGAATAAATTGTAAATTTCATAATACTAACTTGCGTTGCTTCTTCTGGGTCTATAAATGTATAAGTCTTGAGATTTTTCTGGTCTTATCCACTCATATAGTTTATATAGTTTTTCTTCTGTAAAAAATTCTTGTGTGAAGAACCAATCTTCCCAATGGGTGTGTCCTTTGGATTGGTTACAGGAGTGACAACAAGCAACTATATTTGTTTTAACATCAAGTCCACCTTTGCATTGTGGAAGAATGTGATCGAGTGTAATGTTTTCTTCTGACCCACAATAAGCACACTTGTGTTCCCAGTGGTCTTTTATATTTGCCCTCCACATTCGTTTCGCTTCTGATTTATTTGTTGCTTGAAGATTAAACAAATAGTCCTTGAAGGAGTGTGGAGGAACCATAAGTATTTGCGACTTATGAATATTTAGATTAACATTTGAATGGTTCTTGCTGTCTGTCTGGGAGTTTGATTTGTGGGAGTTGTTCCTGGCGAGGAGCATATTCCCTAACATTAGATACTGCAATATTTGTGGTTGGAAGTATCTTGGGCATTTCAATATCAAAAACTGGTCCCATCAGAAACTTATTTCTACTATAAGTGCGATTAGCAGGATCAAAAGAAATCATTAGTAGTGCATCATTTTCATCACCGCAATCTACAATTTTTCTTCCGGTATTTTTATTAAGGACAGAAAAGTAATCTTCAGTATTATACTTGTTCATTTTTTGGTTTCTCTTTAAGTATAAGTTTTTTATGAATTTGATTGTACTTGGTTGGTGTATAAAGATTGTACCACGTATCTCTGATAATCTCCGCGAGTTTATATGGAGTTGTGGACGAAATCATTTAATTAGTTATGAACTTATAGTGCATTACCTCTTGGCAATACTTCTTCGGGGAAGATAAAGTTCTCATGTGGTTGGTCTGCTGGTGCCATCCAAGCACGAAGTCCTTCATTGAGCAAAATATTTTTCGTGTAGAAGCTCTCAAATTCCGGATCTTCAGCAGCACGAATCTCCTGAGATACAAAGTCATATGCTCTCAAATTAAAAGCAAGACCAATAATACCAATAGAAGCGGTCCAAAGACCCATGACAGGAACAAATAGCATAAAGAAATGTAACCAACGCTTATTGCTAAACGCGATACCAAAGATTTGCGACCAGAATCGGTTCGCAGTAACCATTGAATAAGTCTCTTCTTCTTGCGTAGGCTCAAATGCTTTGAAAGTGTTTGCTTGTTCACTGTCTTCAAATAAAGTGTTTTCTACAGTTGCTCCGTGAATAGCACAGAGCAGTGCCCCTCCCAGTATACCAGCAACTCCCATCATATGAAAGGGGTTGAGCGTCCAGTTATGGAAACCTTGTAGGAATAAGAGGAACCTAAAAATCGCAGCAACGCCAAACGACGGCGCAAAGAACCAAGATGACTGTCCGAGTGGATAGATGAGAAACACACTGACAAAAACAGCAATAGGCCCAGAAAACGCAATAGCATTGTA